TACAAAAAGGATAGTCTTGATGTATTCATTAGAAAAATAAATACATACGAACATTATAAAAAAGATAGTTTTATAGATTTTACAGATATGATAGAACGCACCATTGACAATGTAGAGTTTCCAGATTTAGAAGTTTTAATTTTAGATGAAGCACAAGATTTTACTCCTTTGCAATGGTCAGTAATTTATAAAATGGCGGATAGTGTAAAAAGAATTTACGTGGCAGGCGATGATGACCAAAGTATATATAAGTGGAATGGCTCAGATCCAAAATATTTTACTAAGTATTTTCCCGGAAGGAAAGTCATACTTAGACAGACACGAAGGTTTGGTGAAGCGATACATCATTTTTCACAAATAGTTCGCAGAGGTATATTAGATAGTGTAGAAAAAGATTATTATCCAAAAACAAAAAAAGGATTTGTTAAAAGATATTTAAGTTTTAATGAAGTTCCTATAGGAGATTTACCTGGCACTTGGTACATATTAGGACGTATAAACACTACGGTAAATGAACTTAGAATAGCTGCAAAAAACGCTGGACTGTATTACGCTGACAACAAAGGTAATAAATCTTTTGATATAAAACAATGGAACGCTATAAAATCTTGGACAAAAATCAGCAACGGCAAGGGTGTAAATAAAATGGAAGCGGAAAATATGTATAAATATGTACGTGCTTTAAAAGATTTAGAATATCGAACCACTAGGTTTTGGTTAGGATGTGTAGACACCAAATCCTATGATTTTACAGAACTAAGAGAGTGGTGTGGTTTAGATATGACTGATAAAGATGTAAAAAAACCTTGGTGGGAAGTGCTGACTCGTAACTTTACACCAGTGCAAACGGAATACTTTGTAAGATTATTGAAGAGATATGGTCAACAAAAATTAGATGAGGAACCTCAAATAATAATTGACACCATACACTCTGTCAAAGGAGGAGAGGCTGATAATGTTTTATTATATACTAAAGCAAATTGGCCATCAAATTTTTATAATAAAAATGTTAATGAAAAGTCGGATGAGAGAAGAGTAATCTACACTGGTATAACAAGAGCAAAGGATACTTTACATGTTTTATCAAGTGATTATAAATACAATTATCCAATAGGAGAAGAATATTTAATTTATTTAAGGGAGAAGAAACAATGATAGAATTACTATTAATTTATACTGTAGTTTATAGTTTTTACGCATTACAAAACCTATGACAAAATATAAAATACGTTTAGTTTTAGAATTCAATACTCGACCTAGTAAGAGAGATGTTGAAGATAAGTTATTTAATTTATTACGTGATGGTTTTAGTTTAAAACATATGGAGGAATATGAAAGAGAAAAAGAAATTGTGGCAAAAAGGCAGCTCGCACTACAAAAAATTTAATATACAACCTGCTGATTTTGTTAATAAAAACAAACTTTTATTTGCAGAGGGTAACGTAATCAAGTATATTTGTAGACACAAAGATAAAGGTAAAGCTGAGGATATAAAAAAAGCCATACACTATTGTGAAATGATTTTGGAGAGAGATTATGCAACTGACTAAATTTACATTGACTGATAATTTGTTTGCAGAAACAAAACAAAGAGTTGCTAAAGCATTACAAGATAAAACTAGGCATAATCATCATCTGGCAGGAAACATTGTAAATGAATATCTTATGGATGCAAACTTTCCTAATCTTGAACAATTTTTAATAGAATGTATAGAGTCTACTGGTTGGTACAAAGATTATTTAGATAGTGAATTTAAAAAATATTTAAGAAATTATGAAGGGGACACTTACAGATTAAGGTTAAATTTAGTAAATTTGTGGTGTAATGAAATGTATAAACATGAATTTAATCCTATACATAGTCACTCAGGATTATTTTCATTTATAATTTTTGTACAAGTTCCATTTGATGCAGAGCAAATGCAAAACATGTCACCAGGTGTAAAAAGTAATTCACCTAAAGCAGGACATTTAAGTTTTTTAGTTCCAGATTGGTATAAAAGAATTGCAGAAATATATTATGCTGTTGATAAAAGTTGGGAGCAAACTTTATTTCTTTTTCCAGCAGGTCTACAACATCTTGTATATCCTTTTTATGGAGTAGACGAACCACGTATAACGGTGTCTGGTAATTTAGCATATGCAAAAGTGGATAATCCTGATGTTTAATTTTATATTTTTAGGTAGAATCATAAGCAAAAATTTTTTACATGCACTCAGTGAGCTTTATATCCAATATCGAACTCAAAACCCTAGATTTCTGGGGCTTTCATGATAAATAAAAGTATGTTTAGCAGTGAATCAAATGAATGGGTAACTCCTACCTATATTTATAACCAATTAAACAGAGAATTTAGATTCACATTAGATCCTTGTTGTACAATTGAAAATAAAAAGTGTAAAAAGTTTTACACTATAAAAGAAGATGGTTTAAAACAAGACTGGTCAAAGGATGTAGTATTTATGAATCCTCCTTACGGACAACAAATTAAGTTGTGGATTAAGAAAGCGTATGAAGAAAGTTTAAAAGGTGCAACAGTAGTTTGTTTAATTCCAGCTAGAACAGATACTACATATTGGCACGACTATTGTTTCAAAGGACAAGTAAGATTTATAAAAGGTAGAATAAAATTTTCTGGTAAAGGACCAGCTCCGTTTCCTAGTGCTATAGTAATATTTAAAAAAGGAATATATAATGACAGCTATGCAGTTAGTCTTTAATTTGAAAAAAAATATTTGGTCTGCTCCATTAGATTACAAAGACCTTAGTGATGCTAAAGAGATTGCTATAGATTTAGAAACAAAAGATGATGGGATTAATAATGGTATAGGAGCTGGATGGGCTACAGGACAAGGTAAAATCGTGGGCTTTGCAGTTGCAACGGAAGGTTGGCAAGGCTATTATCCTATGGAACATTATGGCGGTGGTAATTTAATCAAAGAGCAAGTCTTACAATATATGCAAGACATTTGTAAATTACCTTGTCGTAAAATATTCCACAACGCACAATATGATGTGGGGTGGTTGAAGGCATATGGTATCGAGGTCAATGGGGAGATTGTCGATACCATGATTGCCGGGGCTTTGATAGATGAAAACAGATATAGCTACAAATTAAATGTATTAGCAAAAGATTATTTAGGTGAAATAAAAGCAGAGCAAGAATTGTTTGAAGCTGCAAAAGCACATGGTGTAGATCCAAAAGGCGAGATGTGGAAACTGCCAGCTGAATATGTTGGACATTATGCGGAACAAGATGCACGGCTCACGTATCTTTTGTGGCAAAGATTTAAACATGAAATAAGTAAACAAGATTTACAAACTGTTTGGGAATTAGAAAAAAAATTGTTACCTATCTTAATTAATATGCGACAAAGAGGTGTCCGTGTAGATGTAGAAAAAGCTTCTGTTTTACAAAGTGATTTTCAAAACAAAGAAAAAGTAGTTTTACAACAGATAAAAGATTTAATTGGTAAGGATATTGACATTTGGAACGCAAGACAGATTGGTTTTGCATTTGATAAATTACATATTGAATATCCGAAAACACCCAAGAGTGGAGAACCTAGTTTTACACAACAATGGTTGTTGAGTGATTCTAACGAAATAAGTAAATTAATAGTGCAAGCAAGAGAAGTGAATAAATTTCATTCTACTTTTTTAGCAAGCATTATGAAATATGAACATAAGGGTCGTATTCACGCTGAGATACAGCAATTACGAAGTGATTCAGGAGGCACCGTGTCTGGCCGTTTATCAATGTCGAACCCTAATTTACAGCAACTACCAGCACGCAACAAGGAACTCGGCCCTTTGATCAGAGGATTGTTTTTACCTGAAGAAGGTTGTCAATGGGGTAGTTTTGATTTTAGTCAACAAGAACCTAAATTGGCTGTTCATTACGCTAATGCTATTGGTTATGAGGGTAGTCAAGAATTAGTAGACGCCTACACAAATGCTGATGCAGATTTTCATCAAACTGTTGCTGATATATGTGGTATAGAAAGAAAACAAGCAAAGACAATTGGTCTTGGTTTGATGTATGGAATGGGGAAAAATAAATTGGCAAATATGTTAGCCTTACCTTTAGAAGAAGCTACCTCTTTAATAAATAAATATAATCGTAAAGTGCCGTTCATGAAAAATTTATCAGACAAGTGTATGAAATTAGCTACAGACACTGGTGTCATACGAACTAAAAAAGGTAGAAAATGTAGATTTGATATGTGGGAGCCTAAAGACTTTGGTATTCACAATGCAGAGAAGTATGAAAATGCTAGTGCTAAATACGGTATAAATAATATAAAGCGTGCTTTCACTTACAAAGCGTTAAATCGTCTTATACAAGGCAGTGCAGCAGACCAAACAAAAACTGCAATTATATCTTGTGCTGAAAAAGGTTATTTACCTATTTTACAAATCCACGATGAATTATGTTTCAATATTAAAGATAAAAAAGATATTAAGATAATAAAAAGAGAGATGGAGACTTGTGTGGAATTGATTGTTCCATCAGTTGTCGATGTTGCCATCGGAAATGATTTCGGTCAAGCTAGTTAGACTTGATTATGAAATCTTTTTTTTGTAGACTCTTGGTCTTGGATTATAAGTTGTTTTGTCAACTCTTTAATTCTTAGTGTTAACGGTATCATGTCTGTGGTATATACACCATTTTTTTGATACAACTTTGTCCAAAGATGTTCAAGAGCTATTTTTTCATTTAATAGTTCCATACTACCTCTTTACAATATTTATAGTATAAATTAGATATATTTGTCAACATCACTTGACATTTATCAGATATTTCTTATATTTAAGTATACATAAGGAGAATAAATATGAGTTTAACAAAAAGATATTATGAAGACGAAGCAGATAAAGTATTAGATGCTATAGCATCTAAATTAAAAAAAGGCTCTCTTTCAAAGGAGCAGGCTGTTCTTCAAATACAAAATAGTTATTTATTAAAACTATTTGCTGATTTAGATGTGAGAGATACTACTATGGTAGAAGAGTGGATAGATTATATTACAGGGACAAGACATTGATAAAAGATAATCCCCATAAAAATATGTTTAAGGTGCAAGAAAGTTTTTCTGCTCCTAAAACACCTAAATTCAGTGTGTGGTATCAAGGTATTCAAAGAATTTTAGATGAAGTTCAAGAACAAGAGAAATCTATAGGAGAAGCTACAGACCAACTTAAAGATGTGTATGGTATACAGCTACAGACAGCGGATATGTTGGTGAAAGAAGCTTTTCAATATGGTGAAGACTTTCGTGAAAAATTAAAAAATTTGCAGAGGTACTAATGACTAAAATATGGGTATTACTTTCTTTAATTTTTATGTTGGCTTTTCCTAAAATGTTTTTATTATTTACTGCGGGAGTTGCAGGTTTTATTTATTATTTATTTTAAGGAGTACAAATGGACACAACAAAATGGAGAAGTATTGCAATACGAGTAAACACTTTTAGGTTATTAAAAGGATTAGCTAATGATAAATTTAGGACACCAGATCAACAAATAGCTAAGTTAGTGGACGATAGTATTTCATACAGAGCCAAGAAAGAACATGTTAAGAAAGAAGATTTAATAGATAAGATCCTGCAAAAAAGTGACGTCAAGTAGTAAAAAGTCACTTGTTTATAAAAAAATATCACAAGGAAAACGCCTCACGCCTCAAGAGAAACGCTTACTGACCAACAGAAAGCGTGACTCTGAGGTATTTGTTGTAAATTCAACACACCCAAGACATCGAATCGTAGAGAGACTGCGTACATATAATGTAGTAGAATATACTTGTCAAATATGTGGTTTACAACCTATCTGGAACAACAAACCATTAGTGTTAATATTAGACCACATAAATGGAGTTTATAATGATAACAGAGTAGAAAATTTACGATTTGTATGTAGCAATTGCGATAGTCAACTACCCACATACAAGTCAAAAAACAAAAGAAGATTATGAGAAATGACTTTTCAGAATTATTAGATGTCTACACAATGGATTTTAGTACCTTGTCTTCAGACGAAAAACATATGTTTATTGAGCAAATATGTTCTGATTATTTACAACTAACCAAACACAAAAGTAAAACGAAATTTGACAAGCGTGTAATTAGATTATATAAAGAACTTTTAACGGATTTAATAAAGAAGTATGGACATTAATGTATTTAGCACCAGAATTTCTCAAGACTGTTGGATATAGATTAAGCAGAAGTTTGGTTAATTCAAACGATTTATCTTCAGAAGAAAAGTTGTGGCGTGGTGTTTTAATTAATGCTATTGAAGATACTATGATTAAACATTCCGATAGAAAAAATTCCATACAAAAAGGCTCTGCACATAATTGGATTGTTTCTAATTGTACTGATTTCCAAAGTGTGTGTGATTGGGGCGACCTGGATTACGAAGATGTGCATTATTCTTATTTACTAGCAATTAAACATAGAAGAATTAGATTTACGATACGACAAGTTATGTGGAATAAATATTATTTGTTTAGTAAATCCATACAAGCTATCAAAGAATCAAAAGTAAAAAGACAATATAAAG